CCGACAATCCCTCCTAACGTCCCAATGACAGATTTTAATGCCGGAATAGCCTGTAATGCAGCTTTACCTACAGAACCTATCAGGTTAGCAAAGTTCCCTAAATTCCTTTGCCAACCTGAGTAAGTAAATGAATTTGCAATAAAATTATTTGAAAATCTTTGTCTTGCCTGATAATATCTATCTATATTCCTTAGTAAATGGCGATTATTTGCAAACGGATAACGATATGCAGCATAATTCATCCTCCGCCATAAATTCATGCGTTCTTCTGGGATATGAGGATAAGGGTTATATCTTCTCCCTCCTGCCGGATTATTAAAGCTACCTCCCCTACCGACAATCCCTCCTAACGTCCCAATGACAGATTTTAATGCCGGAATAGCCTGTAATGCAGCTTTACCTACAGAACCTATCAGGTTAGCAAAGTTCCCTAAATTCCTTTGCCAACCTGAGTAAGTAAATGAATTTGCAATAAAATTATTTGAAAATCTTTGTCTTGCCTGATAATATCTATCTATATTCCTTAGTAAATGGCGATTATTTGCAAACGGATAACGATATGCAGCATAATTCATCCTCCGCCATAAATTCATGCGTTCTTCTGGGATATGAGGATAAGGGTTATATCTTCTCCCTCCTGCCGGATTATTAAAGCTACCTCCCCTACCACCTATATTGTTTGTTATACTTTTTAAGTTCTGGGCTTTCTTTATAGCGTCGTCCAGTTTAGCATTTAGGTCTCCCTTTAGATTAAGCTCTATTTGATAGATATTAGGCATAGCTTATTTCTTTTTGTCAATTTTAAATGGTGCAAAATTTACATTGTCCATTATCCATAATGCAAGACAATGATACTTCTCTATCTCTTCCAAAGTTAATGATTCTGTTACCTTATTAATAGGAATATGGAAAAAATGTGATACTAATGCTTTTTTTACCAAAAGCGGGTCTGTCTTGCTATATTGTGTTAATTTATATTCTATTTCTGCTCGGGCATCTGCATATTTAGGGTTTTCCCTGCCCGATTGATAAAATTTATCAAATCCTCCTGTACTTGTTCTGAAGAGAACAGAGACAGACATGCAATCCCGTCACTTGAAATCCTTTTTGCTAAAGTCTTGTCAACGACAAATATATTAACGTATTTTATGGCGTCGTTTATCTTTCTCTCTGTCGTCGTATCCGAATTATCCAACAAAGAAGTAATGAAAATTGAATCTTCCAACCGTGTACGCTCTGCATGTCTTAATTCCACGTCTTCTGTTACTTCTATTTCCTCAAATATCCCTTTTTTGTCCGGTAATTTCTCTACAAATGTGAAATTTGAAACTTTAAATGTGCTCATGTGTTGATAGTTTTAAATGTAAAAAGGAGATAGGGGAATAATCCCCTATCTGATTAAATAGCTATTGGTGTAACTTGTCTTGTAAGTTCTGTTGCCCTGAAATTCAAGGTTACTAAAGTCTGAGGGTCATTAGCATTAACCTCGAAAGAATCATTGCTAAATTGTGCTCCTGTATAGGTCAAAGTCGTATCAGTCGGGGTTAAATCCGCCCTGTTGCTGAACATGATAGTAACGGTAAGTCCTTCAGGAATATCAGTTAATGACGGTCTCAACGTAGCTGATATCCCGTTATAACTGTTTATTAACCTGTTCCATTCTCCTGATTGTATAACAAAAGAACCTGAATAGGCTTTGTTTATACCTTTTACGGAAATAGGAGTTTCAGAACTTATTGCGTAAATCTCATTTACTGACTTTTCTATACTTCCCGAAAAATTCTGCGCTGTGAACAATTGTATAATTGCTCCATTTCCTAAGTTTACCCAAACTTGGACGTCAGCACTTGATATTATTAGTCCCGATTGGTCTGCCATAATTTTAAGAAATTGAAGTTACAAAGAATGTTGTTACAAAGGCTTCACGCATTGCAGGGTTCGGTACTATACTTATAGTCACTTCCAAAGCTTCAGATTGTATGTAATTATCATCCTTGGCTTTGAAGTCGAAATCTATCGCCCCAGCTTGCCCAGCGTTTATTCTCGGAGTGATATATTGGGCTGTAAATTGTGATATAGCTGAACTCTTAAAAGCCTGTAATATCTGACCTGAAGAATCACAAGGGATATTCTGGTTGATATAATAAGTAAGGAACTGTTGGGCATCATCGCAAACTGCATTGCCGACAGCAACTCTTTCTATCTTGTTTAATGCCATAGTAGTGGCGTTGCATGTCGCCCCGTCGTTGTAATATAACCCCTCTATACCTAACCTGTTACGGGTAAATATATATCCTAATGGGGCTACCAGATTCGCGAGAGTGACGTCATATCCGTTTACGGGTGTACCAGTTTTTGGATTGCTGTCTACAGAAGCCAAATCACTATCCGTAAAATATTCTTCCGTAGCTACAGAACCCAAAGCTACATTCCCGATAGATGCAGCTATACTCCGGCTCGCTCTTACTCCCAATACACGCCCTACAGAAGACAACCCGTTAGGAGAAGAACCGGTAACGCAATATGCTACACTTGGACAACTCATAGCCGAGCAATCCATAAGTTTAGCTATCTCTGTTGCGCTGCTGAAAGTCCCCTGCTTGATATACGCTCCGTCAAATACGCCAACCATTCTGATGCCCAATTCAAACATGTTAGTCAAGAATGTCTGTATCTGATTGAGTGCTTCTTGGTCTGTCTCATTGTTCACGCCTTCACCATATTCAGGTGCGGGCAATGTCCCTTTAGATTGGCAGAATCCTATTGCACGAGGTCTGTTCTTATAACTACCTGAGATAGTCTTGAATATCACCGGCTGTAATGCTGTATAGAAACTTGCAGTAGAGAAGTTTATGCTTGCCGTCGTTTGAACGAGGACAATCCATAACTTAGTTCCTGCTGAAGCTGCACCGTAAAACTCGCTTATGTGTTGGTATAGCATAGTCTTCGCTCCGTCACCTTCCGCCCATTCTGAAGTTATCCCTAACCCTTCGGCTGCTGATAACGAAGTTATCATATAAGGGGTGTTTAACTCCAAGTCTTCAGGTAAATTAGATTCCGCACCTGCCACATCAACAACCAAACAAGAAATAGATTCGTCTACTTGGTTACTCCCAATAGACGTATCTTTTAATGAAATATGTATTCCTGTTGTTGCCATAATTATTCTTCTTTAGGTGGTCTACCTTTTGTTTTCTTTTCTGGGTTTTTCCGAGCCTCTTTTAACGCATTGAATTCGCTTTCAATAGAACTATCCATTTTAAGCGGTTCTTTCTTGTTCTTAGCGGAATTGTTAGGCTCTGGCGGGTTATATGATTCTAACACATTTTTAAATTCCTCATTGTTCAGAGGCAGGTTATCCATCGTAATTTCCGCCCACAATAATTTATATTTCCTCCGTTCAAAGTAATCATGTGCTTGTCTTCTGGCATCTATTTCCCTTCCGAAAACTTTGCCGTTTTCACATGCGTATATTTTTCCGCGAGATTTTACCAATGCGTATAGATACTGGAAAAAGCCTTCTTGATAATTAGTAAGTTCCATATTGTTTATTGTTTATTTTGTATGTTGGTATTCAAGCAGGGGATTTTGCCCCCTGCTTATTATTTATATTATGCACCTGCTACTGCTGGAGCTACGCCATAGATTCCTACTCCGTCTTTACGAGCTGCACCGGCTCCCATACGAGTATCCATAGACATTTCCCATGCCCAAAGGGTAGGTTCTTGTTTTACGAATACATTTGTACGACCTACACCGATAAGGAATTGAGAAGGCAAGAACCCGATAACGCAACCGTAAGCCTTAGCGTTAAGAGTAACCGGTGTATAATCAGAGTCTATCTTGTGACCTTCTGCTAAAGGTTCTCCATATAATTGCGGGTCAACCACTTTGCTTGTAGTAGTATCATATACACCACATATAGAACGCTGTGTAATGTTCATGCCGTAAGCCATCATCTGCATTGGCCCGATATTTTCAGTCGGTAAGTTCAACGCATTTACAAAAGTATCGTTAGACTGCAATTGGTTAGCATAGATAGCGTCCATTACTACCTCTGGGCGTTCGATATCCAGATTGAAGTTAGCTTGGATAAACTTCATGCGGAGGCTTAACAAGTCAGCTACCGTGAAATCTTTGATATTACCTGATGCAGCCGGATTGGCTGGGAACATGCCTGCTGAATTTACAGTAGCGGTACCGGTCATAGGAATAAAAGTACCTTCCTTAACAGCTTCTGCCAACTGTTGGATAATATAGTTATGTTGAGCGTTCGATACTACTCTCAAAGCCTCAGCCATACCAATGCCTCTCTTGTCATATCTCAACAGATTATCATCGCCAGGCTGCCATGCAATGGCATTTAAGGAGAAAGCATAAGTAGGGATAGCGATTGGGTCGTCGTCATACAAATACTCGGACACTTTTTCTTTAGGCACCAAAGTATCGAAATAAACTTTAGGAGTCATGTTTATTTCTGGGTGTATCGTACCGGCTGAATCTGAACTAATACGCGGGATTCTATCAGCGAATGTGTTAATAGGGAACAACATGCGGTAATACATTGCCAGCCACTGTACGGCTACTAAATCAGGTGTTGCCAAGAAATCATAGGTATTGTCTCCGGCAGCCAAAATAGTATCCAATAGTTGTGGAGTAGTTTTTGGAGCTGTCCCTTCAAAACATAAATTCACTTGACCGAAAGAGCTCATAAAGTCACGGTCGTTTTTCAAAATAGACGCCAATTCTTTGTAAGAATCCAGCAAGTCATGAACTGGGATAGGCTTGTGCTCATGAGCATATTTCAAGTCAGAGCCTAATGCCATCATACCCATCTTATTCTTCCCTTCCTGAGAAGAAAGATAAGAATGTAAAGTCTTGTATTCTGTCATAATTTTAGGTTGTTGTGTATTTTCTGTAAAAATTCTTGCTTCAGGGTTTGCCTGCAATCTTTCCGCTACTTTTTCAGGCAATTTCTTTTTCAAATCCTCAGACTCCAATTTTTCCTTTTCGTCTTTAGCTTTGGTGTCCTCTACTTCCTTCTTGTCCTCTTCTTCGTCTTCTTTAATGTCTTTGTCTTCTTCTTTTTCATCTTCATCATCATCTTCTAATTTCTTCTTTGAATTCAGACCTAACAAATCTTTCAAAGCCGAAAGGACTGTGTTTTTTGTTTCCTCTGCCTTAAGCTCTTCTTTTGGAGCTTCGGGCTCTTGGACTTCTTGAACTTCGGGCTTAGCCTCCAATTCTTCCTTTTTTTCTTTTTCTTCTTCCATATTATTTAATTCTTCAAAATTAGAACTTAAAGTAATAAATTCCTTTTTATCACAATATAATTTATATTCTACCGGAATATGCCCCAATTCATGTTTTACCGCATTGGCATTTGAAGGAACAGTAACTAAAGAGACTTCAAAAACATCAAAAGACTTTGTTTTTTTCTCTCCCCTCTCATTCTCTACTATTACTGCATTCCCGCCAATAGATACGGCTCTTATACAGCCTTCATTGTATAATTTCTCATACATCTTGCCTTTTTCGGTAGATGCGAATACCAATACTCCTGTCCATGCGTCATTTTCGAGCTTTATATCATCTATCCTGCCGATAGGAGGCTCCCAAGACATATGTTGCTCTACAAGAACGGGATTTTTCAAATATCTGTCCCATTTTATAGACTTATTCATTACCCTAAATCCTCTATCGTTTAGGGATTCATCCGATAATACTTGCCTTACCATTTTTATAATTTTCTATTAGTTCTTCATTCCCTTCTATCTTCATTTGCCGATAGTTCTCTTTCTTGTCATATTTCCCCAATACAATAGTATCGGCAAAAAATGTTTTGTTTTTGTCGGTATATACATAACCTTTTCTTGCTTTTAACTCTATCATAATTAACCAGTTATTGTCCAACCTTTATCTGTTGCCGACTGTTTTTGCTCTTCCGTCAATTTTGCATATACTGCTGAATTAAAGGCCAATGTTTGTGTTGATGAAACAGTTGCCAATCCGTCAAGTATGCTTTGTATGGATTCATCGCTTAATTGCGATGATTGTTTAAAAGACAAATTATATTTTATGCTCTCTTTTGTAAATCTGATTTCCGCCAAAGAAGTACACCTGTTAAATGGACTGTTTTGTTCATTTATACCTATTATCCCAGAAAAATCCAATTCTCCAATAACTTCTTCTAATGAAATTCTTCCATTAAAAAGGGCTGTAGCATTTGAGAGCTTAAATTTTGGCGAAAATGAAACGGTTTTTAATTTATCTGGAATTATATTAGGCGCCAAAGAGAACATACCGTCCGCTGCAATAGCATAATCCGGTAAGTTTATAAAATTCAATTCTTCTATACATGAACATCCGTAAAAAGAATTTGTAAAATTACCTGATTGTGTTAACCCGCTACAGTCAATAATATTCCCTTCATTTATTTTATATAAAAAAATATTATATCTAAATGCTCTATTAAATGTTCTCCATGCAGAGGTATCTACATTTAACTCCCTTATTTCTGCATTATTGTCAAAAATAGTCATATTATCATTATACGGGACATATTTCATGCTTAATATCCCATATAAGTTCTGATAACTTGTTTTTTCAGGGAAATTCTCGGGCAAAAACAATACATTTTCTGATATGCTGGAGGGGATATCCCCAGAACCTTCCTCCTTATACTGGTCTGTTATCTGACCGCTCTGGACAATCATATCTAACAAATCAGGGATATACTGCCCATAGCCGTACTTCCACATCATCTCTTCTATACCATAATGGGGATGTATAGGGGTGACGGGATTTATCTGCTTGTCTATAAGCTGCACAGAGCCTGATTTGGCTTTTATATAGGTTATGTCTATGGTAGAATTGTCCACCATGACACATTCGAATTTCATCCGCCAGCATTCGATATCTTCTTCCGTGTCTTCCTTGTATCCCTGCTTGATAAAGTTATTCATGCCACGATACATAGGCAAAAAGTTGTTCCCTTGAAGTATATCCTTGAAAAATTCGGATGCCCTCTCCGTGAAAAGCTCTGTCCTAAGCTTATATGCGAGGTTCCTCCTCCATTGGTATATATCCGTCTCTCCCGATAGGGTGTAATTTACCAGCCTGTCCATTACTACAATGTCTATATTGATGTTGTCCCTTATCAGACCGCCAATATAAACCATATTGTTAGGGGCTGAATCTACGGTTACTACAATAGCCGGCAATGTCGTGTTTACTACTGTCCTTCCGTCCGATACATTAGACGTCAATACGGGTATATGATTCTCTATGACAATATCCGTTTGCCTGAAAAAATCTATTAATTTTTTAGTCAATAACCCTATCATATGCCCTATTTTTCGCTAAAATATGAAGTTTTTTATTATCAATCAATTATTTATTGAAATTTTTGTTCCAAACCGTCAAAATCGCCCTATGTGCGAGCCTATAAGTCCTCGCTCCTACCCCCATGAATTGGCGGGCTGGTATTTGAGGGGGTTTCCTGTTTATTTTATAGGCAGGCTGAACCCATCTTTTAGGAGACTTTCCTCCTTCATTCTGCAATTGTGCGTACGGAACGCTGGTTTTTAACCCTGCCGTGTATGGGACATCGGTTATTTTCTTGATAGAATTGTATAACCTCCCTGTCCTCCTTAGTTTGGGATAAGGCAACTTTACACCGATAGGCGTATTGTGCACGTCATACATACGCTCTTTCCATTTCTGTGCCCCTCCGTCGTTAGTATATGCCTCTTTCTGGAAATTCTGCTTCGTTTCCTTGAGCATGCTTTCCGATATCGCCTTGGGCATTTCGCTCCTTACACAATTCCTAAGACTCTTGAGCTTGTTTATCATATCCTGCATCGTATCCGCCATCTTTCTTGCTTTTAGGGGTAAAAATGCTCTTTATCTTGTCTACTGTGTTGGTAATCCATGACTTGTTGGTGACTTTTTTGTCGATATCCCCTTCATCCAACCCCACTTTTTGCAGGAATTGTTCGGAAATCCGCAACCCTTGCTTGCTCAAAGTATCCGTAATCTGGATAAAATGCTTGACAGAGATACTCTTGTCGGGAATAATCACTACCTGATAATCCGTCAAATCCTTGTTCTTTATCAATCTCGCCAATTTCGGCATGGTCTGGGTATTCGTCACCCTTAAAATGTCCTTGTTGTCTTCGTCAAGGATATTCTTGTACAATTGCATGTGAATTTCCGCCAACTGCTCGGAATTCGTGTTCTTTTCGGTGTTCCCGATTAACGTACTTCCGGTGATAAGCTGCATAAGCTCGCTTTCCCACTTGTCTACCAACTCCTTGTGAGCCCTGAAAGCTTCGCTCGGAGCTTCCGTATTGACGGAATTTATCTCTACTTGGTATTTCCTCTCCTTATTCGTGGACAATTCGTTCACCTCAAAGGGCACTACCGGTGTGGCTGTAGGGTCATTTATCAATCTGGCGTATTCCGCTGCTATCTGCTGTGCTTCTTCGTTCTGCGCCTGATACCCTATCGTATAGCGAGGATAGGAATAACGCCCCGTCAGAATGCCCCAATTGCGATAAGAATTCACTATCTCGATTATAGCCCGTGTAACCTCCTGCATCAGACCTAATTTATAGTCTTCTTCAGGGGAAGCCTCGAAATAAAACATGTTGTCGTAATCGTCAAATTTAGCCACACTCTGGATATCAAAGGTCATATAACGTATCGCCCTGTTGAACATGTCTATATTCCGCATAGGAAAATCCGTTACAATATCCTTTTCTATGTCTATCTGCTTGCCTGCTACCCCGCGAATCTTCGCGTTCAACGGAGCACGGCAAACAAGCTGCTTGAAAATGTTAGTCTGCGTAAAATATTTGGAGAATTTGTCGTCTATCCTGCTCATTTCCCCGTATTTCGCCAAAGCATAGAAGTTCTTTTGGGCAGGAACATATCTCTTGTCCAATAAGGACACCAAAAAAGGACTCGACTGTATAGCCCACGACTGCAAAACGCCATAGTAGTACAAATCACTGTAATTTATAGCCCTGTCTATCGCATCCCTCCAGTATTTCGCTGTATACGGAGTGTCATAATAGTTAATAAGATATTTTGACTTAACTACTCCAGTCCCTACAGACTTGGGAATGTAATAAGGGTCTATTTGGGGTGTATTCCAGATTGTCATATTAGCCTATATAATCATTTATGTTTGTTACTATTTTACCTATCGCGTTAGGCTCAGGCTTGTTAACCGCCCCAGTCATTCGGGATGTCCCAGACTTCATCCTGTGTATAGTAGACATCACACTGTTGTACTGGTTCGTGAAAACAGTACTCCACGCAAATGTAGAACCCATAAAGGCTGATGCCGTCAATACCCTTACCATAAAGAACAAATCAGGATGGACATCCTTCATTACCGGCAACATCTCCTCCAAATCGTATATATTCCCTATCTCGCCAGCCAAATAGCCTATAGCGGATACATAGGCGTCTTCCAATGCCGTCGGATTCATGCCTATTATCTCATCACATGTGTTAGGCTGTATCCATTGATATAAATCTTTTATCTCTATCATATTATAAGGACTTTAATTTCCCTCCTATCGCTATAAACATCTTCGTCTTCTTCTGGGCTGGATTGACTATCTTCAGATTCCTCCCCATTAACGAAACTCCTTTGGCCACCGCGTCCGGTATGTCGTCTTTCTTCAACGGACTCTCTTTCCTCGAAAACTCCAAAAACTGCTGCACCGTAATCTCTCCCATAGGAGTGTTCTTCATCTTGTCGTTGAACATTATCCCCCCATTCTTGAACAACGGGTCTAAAGTGGACTCAATGTTGTAAAACTTGTTACCGTGATTGCGCGTGTCCCACTCTATCGGACATATCCACCCCTTTTGCGCCTGAAAGTTAAGCAATGTTTTGTTGAAATCCAACGGAACTTGCTTTTTTTCAATGTATAAACGTGGCGTTATCGGACATTTTACGTATAAGCTATATATGCCTTCCAACATCTCGTATGTGCTCCCCTGTACTGCATATACGTCCACCAACCATATCTTGTCTTTCGTCAACCCCAACAATACGCATGCCTTGTAATCGTTCTTTACACTCTCCTTAGCCGACGGGTCTACGTAGATTATATATCGTACAAACGATTCTTCTTCCGGCATTGTCCCCCATGGTATATGATGGAATATCTCTCCCTCCATCTCATCGTAATACTCCCCGTCCAAAAACCTACGCTTGTCTATCTTCGACAAACTCTTCATCGTCAACATGTAACTCGAAGATACATTCTCCTTGTTGTCATCTACACTGAAATGCTTCTTGTACAACATCGCCTGTATACTCGGGTCTAACTTTATCCCTGTATCGTAATCCTCCTGCAAAAAAAACCTCTTGTAACTCCAATGATTCTTACTGCACGGATTCAACGCATACAACATCTTGTTCTTTACCGGCAACTTCTGAGCTAACCGCGTCAATAACTTACTTACAGGCTGCCAACTTATCTCACTTATCTCATCCAAAAATATATGCCCCCATTCCGTACTTAATATCGAATCATATTTCGACTCACTGTCCGAACTCCCCCGCAAACTCCCGAACTTTATGTAGGAACCATTGTAGAATACCAAACTGTCGTCCTTGTTTACATACCGAGCAAACCTCTCTCCTCCTATCATCACCTTCTTGTAATCACTGTAACCCCAACGCCTCGAAATAGAATTCAATACCGCCGGTACTGTCTGCATCAACATACCATTGTTTAACGACGTAAACGTATTCCGTATTATCAAACAATTAGCTCCGTATCTTATACACTGAGTCACAAACCACGCAAATATCAAAAATGTCTTCCCAGCCCTGCTCGAACCGTAAAACAAATACTCTACATATCTGTCCTCATTCAACAAATTGTATAACTCTATCTGCTTATCGTTTAACCGCTCCGGCAATAGTATCATAGTCTATCTTTTCTATTATCTCTATATTCCCCGTATCTCCACTCATTACCGATTCTGTTTCTTCTCCCCTCTGCTCCTTGATTATCGTCTTCTCTGTCCGGTTGATACTGTCACTCGCTGCCTTGAAAACATTCACGTACTTCATGATGACATCTAACTTTCCCTTTAACTTGCTTATCGTTGCCGGACTATCAGCTACTTCTATGTCCCCTAATATCTCCTCCAACTTCTCCCTAACCCCTATCATGTCCAAAAACGCTACCGTCTTCCCAAATGTCGCCCTGAACTCTTCCCGTACTTTGTCGTCTACTTCGTACTTCTTTATCTCGCCACGCTCCTCCATTCCCTGCCTGCGTAGCTCACGCTCTTCTTTTCCCTTGATTATGTCTATCGCTGTACCCATACAACAAAGGTAATACTTTTAGCCGAATTTCCAAATTTATTAATAAAGCCCGACCCCCTACCCCTGTTTACCCCTGACTCAAAAACAAAACAAAGGAAGTAATAACCTCGCTCGGGGCTGTGCCCCTCGCTTCGGAGCTAACCAATGCAACCCCTTATGTGATTCCGATTCCCAAAGAGATTCCCCGCTTCCTTCCCGCATCATCTTTTTTGCTTCATCCTCGCTTTGCTTTCTCTCGTTTGGCTTCCTGCTCCGTTATTCCTTCTCCTCCATCAGTCGCCCCGCTCTCCGCTCTGTTTCATGTGAAACAATCCCGTTAACATTTCCGTATTGTTTTAACTTAATTCCAAATGATGTATTAACATTTTCACCTCTGTAACGTGTTGTTATTCCCGCATTAGCAAACAGAACTGCGCGCGCACACACACGCACGTTATGAATGTATCTCATTTATGTATATATATACAATTCATATATAGTAATAATATATATAATATATAGTCTCTGCATGTAGTTATTTCCTTTCTTTTTTTCTAAAGAAAACTCCAAGTTATGTTAATAATAAAAGGGGGTAATATATCCCCCAAATGGGCGGGTTTTCATGTGAGGGTACTAAGGAAAGCCAAGGAGTAAAAATGCGGCACGATATGAAGGAGAGCTCAATATGTAAATATAGTATTCGATATGTTAATATATAGTTAAAACATATGATATATGATACATTTTTCTGGGAAAAATGTTGCGTAATTTCAAGAAGTTTTATATATTTGTAATACAGAAAAGGAAATAAAAGAAACGAATATTAAACATTAAAACATTATCAATATGGGAAGAATAAACATAGAAGACGCGAGAATCCGCGTAGAATTTCTAAAAAACGAGACGAACGAAGTAATAAAAAGTGAATGGTTTGACGTAGTATCCTACTTTTGCTCTTCAGATTTTGAACACGAAATGGAAGACTTATTAAAGGATACCGGAGCGGATTACTATAAAATAGTAGAATTCGAAGATATCCCCAAAGAACTACAACTAAGTGACAGATTGCCGGATGAAACAATAGCCCTATGTAACTACTTTTGCACGAGAGAAGACGACGAAAATTTCAAAGAAGCCTTTTTCTACTGGCTGGATAATTATCACTACAAATTATTAGATTCTGACATATTAGACTTAATAGATAGGGCTAAAGACGCTTATGTGGGATATTATGAAGACTTACAAACATTTGTAGAAGAGATGTTCAATGCTGAATTCCCAGAATGTACTGAACGTATAAAATATTATATAGATTTCGACTTATACGAAAAAGAGTTGATGTACGATTATTTCGAAATAGACGGACATATATTTAAACAATAAAAAATACAGCTATGAAGACAATAAAAGGCACTTATAGGGACAATAATTACTTTGAATACGAAGTAAACGGTAAAAAGTATTGGGTACAAGGTGAATTGTATTGGAATAAGAAAAGAAATAGACTTGAGCACACACACATAGGACCAAGGGGCGGAGAATATTTAATTTATTGGAACTTCTAAATAAAAGTAAAAATAATTATCATTTGAAAATAAATTAGTGAAAAATGAAAGAGATAAAAGGTACATATAGGAGCGAAGAATGTTTTGAGTATAAAGTACACGGCAAAACATATTGGATAACACCGGATAATAGCGGTATTTACTGGAATGGTAAGAAATGTCGGTTAGAATACATCCACGAAGGGACAAAAGGAGGTATATATATAATATACTGGAATGTTTAAATACTATAATAAATAAAAGAATATGGAAGCACTAAATAATATATTAAATACTATTATATCAAAAGGCGAGATAACCTATAGACAAATAAATTATTTGATTAGGGAAAGTGAAACATTAAAAATAGACGTTTCAAAAGAGTTATGTAACTATGATATAAAATTAAACGGGGAAGACGCGGAAAAGGAATTGAAATGGTTAAAAAGGATAGATAATCGGCGCTTATGTGAATGGAGAGAAAAGAACGCAATTTCTAAGGCTACAAATAAAGATATCATATTTAAAGGGTTACACGAATTCGGTGAAAGTATGTACGAACCATATTATTACATAAATGGAATAGCGTACACCCATGGTGATAAAATAAGTATTGTTGGATAAAAAAGGATAATTATGTTACAGAAAATAAGATTAAAAGAACTAAACGATTTACACGGGTCGTTTAGATATAAGGACGAAATATATAAAATAATCAGTACTTTAAATGATGTTGATTTAATTAAAGGTACTGTTAACAGAGGCATAGCTTGCAAAAATAAAGCTACCGGCAAATACAAAATAATAGATGTCGGGAAGAATGAAGATAAATTTGTTTTTGTAAAAACAAGCATAATACAAAAGAACGAAGAAGATTCAGACTATTATGCCGACTTGACAGACATTAGATTAACGCACATTAGCCCTAAAAAGGTAGAATGTATGAAGGGGCACAAAATTAGGTTGGATAAAGATTTTGAAAAAGAGTTGCTTAAATTCGCTTTCTGTGAATATGAGTTAAACATAGGTACTTATCATCCGTTTTTATTATCAAAAAAATGCTATTTCAACGATTTTTACGAAAAAGATGGACATACCTATACATGTTTCATAGCAAAGGACAGTCACGGGAACTCATATCCTTTTGAAATTAAGGACTATTTATATTCTGGTCAGGAGGTTATTTTTAAATTCGATATAATATGAAAAAAAAAGATATTCTCAAAGATGCAAAGGAAATATTAGAAATGTTGCCAAATGCTTCAGAAAATGACATGTATTCTTTCATTTTTGAAATAAATAATACTATTAAAAGAGTGACAAATAATATGTATATATATCCATACTTAACATTACTAATAAAAAAGGAGGACAAAATAATTAAATACGTTTCTGCTAATTCAGGGGAAAGAGACTACGATAAAAGAGTAGATGAGATGAAAAACGAAATAATAGGGCATAAAACACTAAATAAGACAATAAAATGATAGGACTAATAAACGTAGAATTATTTTATAAACAAATAGCTTCTTATTTTATTTTTAATTACTTCAATTTTGAAGTAGACGAAAACGAAAATGTTATTTTGAAAGATGAGATAATTATTTTAAATAAAATATGTGATTTCTATGCAGAAATAAAAATAGAGAATAACAAAGCAATAGATATTCATTGCGAATTAAAAGCATGGGAATTCTCTACAAAATATGTAGGAGATAATGAAGAGGCAAAAAAAATAGCGTTGAAAATGATAAATGATTTTTTATCAGAAAAAGACAATTACAACATTTATTCAAAAGGATATTATTATGACAACTAAAAAAGACAAATTAAACGTTATTTGCGGGCTCATATTATTTCTGTTAATTCTGATTGGCGGAATGCTGGATACGCAAATACTGGAAGAACAAAAAACAAAAGAAATTACTAATTACCCCGACACTGTAGAGGTATTTTTAAATGATAGTATAGTCATATTTAATTGAATAATCATGGACATAAATAAACAAATAAAAAACAACGTAGCGACTGTACAGACAGTGAACTACTACAAAGACATAAAGAAATTAGCCCTTAATTCGAATAATTTAGAGCGTTTTTGCCAAATTTTAGGAGAATCAAAGGGGCGGGCGTTCGTCGAAAACATTTTGCAAGCTTCGTACAATTCTAAGTTGAAATTCTGCAACCCGAACAGCGTAATTTTATGCGGATTAGCTATTGCAACGACTGGTTTGTCATTAGTTCCCGCTCTTGGGCAATCGTGTATCGTCCCTTACAAGGACAACGCACAAGCACAAATAATGTACCGCGGATTCATTGAATTAGCTAATAGGACGCAAAAATTAGAGCGTATAAATGTCTCAGAGGTTCGCGAGGGTGATATTGAAGGTATAGACCCGTTTAAAGGTGAAATAATATTGAAAAAATATGATTATGACAGCTATATGGAAAGGAAAAAACGGGCTTATATTGGTAATATAGCATATATAAAATATCTTTCAGGTGGTGAATATTTTAAATATATGACAGTCGAGGAGATAAAGGCACACGCGCAAAAATACTCACAATCTTATAGAAATAAAACGGGGTTATGGGTCACAGATTTTGAGATGATGGCCAATAAAACGGTAGCAAAAAGCCTTTTAAATTTATACGGGCCTAAAACGGAGAGCATGGAAAACGCAATAAAATATGATTTTTCGACACCAACGAACGAAAATTTAACAGATTTAGAATATTTAGACGGGACAAATGAGTAAAGGAAAAGGGTTAAATTTTTCGATGAAATGGACGAATTCAAGGTTTTTCCCTCCTTCACATGAAAGGATAAGAATTATTTTAGAAAGTGGAGATGTTAAAATAGGGGTGTTCCATCCGGAAAGCATACCATTTGTTTTCGGAGTAGACGGGAATGTATATTATTATTCAACTGTAAAATTTTGGCAATATGATAGATAGGAAAGTATTTAGAAATTACGAAGAGTGGCACAATTACCGGAAAAGCAATTATTTTATTGGAGGACATGATATAGCGGTAATAACTGGTCATGATGAATACAAAACGCCTTTAGACTGGTATAATGACTACCAAAGGGGGCAAGCAATGGAAAATGAAATTAATTATAATACCCAAAGGGGGCAAGCAATGGAAAATGCTATAGCTGCTCTTTTTGAAACAGAGTCTACAGAAAGGGTGATAAAAGAAAGCGCGAAATACTTCGTTTTAAGCAACGATAATTACCCGCCCTATATAATTGCTTCACCTGATAGGGAATTGTTTAAATTTCGAAGGAAAAACCGCATTGTCGTTGAAATAAAGGACACATTACGTACTGTAGATTTAAATGACCCCGAAACTTTTCCTAATTCGTGGTATATGCAATTAGTTTGGAACATGGGGGTAGGAGAATATGACGCGGGAATGTTAGTAGTATATGATGGACAAAAGCAACTGAAATGGAGGATGTTCGATTTTGACAAAGATTTATTCGAGTATCTTTTAAATGGGGCTAAAGAATTCACAGAAAATCACATACTTAAAGGGGTTCCACCGGCTCCAATTAACAAAGAGGATATTTTTAATATTACAAATACCTCTGAAACAATATCTTTGAACATTTCTCCTGAATACATGGAATTAGTTAATAGCTATAACGAGATAAAAAATAAAATAAAAATACTGGAGAAGGAGAAAGAAGATTTAGAAAACAAAATAGCGTTACTTTTCAACAATTGCAACGAATTAGTATGCGAAGGCGTAAGAGTGGCTACAATTAAGGACTATACACGCAACACAATAGACACTGAGAAGCTAAAAACTGAATTTCCGTTGATATACGAATCAGTAAAAAAAGAATCAAAAGGGAAAACACTTAAAATTTTAAAATTATGATACTAACAAAAATAATTATTTATTTAGTCGTTTTAATATTGTTATATTTCGCTGTTCTACTCTTAGGTATATATATAGTCCCATATATAGGCGTAGAGTTTTGCAAGAAATTTTATAGGTTATTTCCGGCAACATCAATATTAATATTTGGGTTTTCTATAGCAAACAATGAAAACAACATACGTAAATTAGAAAAATTAAAAAAGATAGATAAAGAAGTAACTAAATATGATTTGGCAAGAAAAAGGCTTAAAAGAATAAAGAAATAAAGAAAATAATCGTATATTTGCGGTGTTGACTACGACCAACAAAGAAGATATTCACGGTATATTACCGTAAAGAGGTTTGTTTTTAGGGTCGTAGCTAAAAATGAACCTCTTTTATTTTTCTACACGACCATGCAAAAAAAATCATTTATCCTACATTTAGATTCTTTAGACGTTTTTGATGATTTAAATAATCAGGAAGCGGGCGAACTGATTAAAACAATTATCAAGTATCAACGATTGAAACATGATGGTATGTCTTTTGACTTATCAGAAATTGATAATACACTGATAAGGGTTGCTTTTAAGCCGTTTAAAGCGCAATTTGACAGAGATTATGAAAAATACTTATCTATTGTAGAAAGAAATAAATTAAATGGGCAAAATGGGGGCAGACCTCAAAAAACAGAAGAAACAAATGCTTTTTCTGAAAAGCAAACGAAAGCAAAAAAAACAAATGCTTATTTTGCTAAGCAAAAGGAAACAAAAGAAGCATTTGCTTCCAAAGAAACCCAAAATAACCCAGTGGGTTTTTCAGAAACCCAAAATAACCCAAATGGTTTTTTTAAAAACCCAAAAAAACCCGATAATGATAATGATAATATAAAGGATAATGATAATAAGAAAGAAAATAATATTATTCTTACAGATAATTCTACAGATAATAAACAGAATAACATTATAGAGAAAAAAGAGATAAAAAATATATCTAAATATAATTCTACATCTAATAACGATATATTTCTTATCTCTAAAAAAGAAGAAGAAAAAGAGAAAGACTGGAGAAAAGATTTTAATGTTTATTTGTCAGAATTACATGAGGAAGTAGACAAAATACTATGTGATGCAGAATGGATGGAAAAACAAAAAGAATTCAACCCCCCAGAATTGAACATAATAAAAACAATTGAATGCGCAATCGAAAACTTTTGGGGTACTACTGAAGGTTGGGAAAACAAAAAGAAATCAAAAACAAAAAAAATAAACTGGAAAACAACATTGGCAAAAGCTCTTAAAATTCAAACGAACCGCGTTTTTTATCCGAAAAATTTAGCAGGGGGGGCGCGCGGATTTGCAAAAAAGGAGACAATGGAAGAGCAAACGCAAAGAGTCGCTTTTAAAATCATGCAGGATATACAAGAGGGGAAAGACGATTCATTATTTGGAATGATGTATAACAAAAAAGACAATAAATAATTGCGATATGGACATACAGCAAATAAAAGAAGCTCAAAATTACCCGAAAATAAGCGAATTAAATAAAAACGAACTGTTTTTGTTTTCTATGGACATAGTAAAAAAGGCTTTTTTAAGGGTAAATCAAGAAACGACGGACGAATTAATAGAGGTCACAACAAAAGATGTCGCAACATTTTTAGAGGCGGAATGCAAAGCGCTAACCATAAAGGAGTGCGACATAGCGATAATTTATGGTTTATCTGGCGAATTTGGGGTTTTCTATCGTATGTCGGTACAAACTATCATCCAATTTTTAAAAGCCTTTAAATCGCACGTAAATCGCTCTCAGGCGATAATCGAAAAATACGGGAATGTAAAACAATTGGAAGCCCATTCTAAAGATTTTTCAATTGAACAGTTGTCGGAGTTTGAGAGGAATGCTTTCAATGAATTCAAACAAACAAAAAAATTGCCCATTGGTTTACCATGTTTGCCCGTGGTTAAGTATCTGATAAGCAAAAACAAAGTGCGGGCAGAGACTTATTTAAGATATGTTTCTGAAGCTACAATAGCCGTAGAAAACGAAAATAAAAACGAAATACAAAAGCTGATAATGGCTAACAACACTACAAAAGAGGCTGTAATTGTATACAATGCTTGCAGGAAATTATTAACTGATTATTATACACTAAAAACCAGATGAGATGAAAAGCGAGAAAGATATTTTACTTGAAAAGATGAATAAAGCGTTACAAAAAAGAGACTATGTAAAAGTAACTCAAATAAAAACGCAACTTGACAACTTGAATAAATATGAATTGATACCAGTTAAGGATTTGTTCGGGAACATGACCAAGGAACAGAAAGAAAAAGCGGTGTATGTTTGTAAAAAAATACCTCTTTTCGCGGATTTGCTTTCTCAGGCTGCAATTGAACTTACGAACATAATACAACAAGTAGATTCATCTTCTAATTTGGTATTAATGAAAGACTTATCAAAAGCTCGCTTTTACGCGGAAAGAGTAGTTAAAATTGTAGATGATTTGAATGATGATGAATTTTCAGAATCATTTGGGGAATTTGCAGATAGAGTAAATTTAGAAATAGATAATTTATTTGAAAAATATGCCAATAAGTGAAGTATTCAATATTGATTGTCTAAAATACATGAAAAATGTTCCTGACAAATATTTTGAACTCGCAATAGTAGACCCTCCATACGGGATAAAAGAAGACGGTAAGAAAAATCATAGTAGGAGTAAATTAGCGAATTCGAAAAAATATACACCTAAAGAATGGGATAGGGAACCAATGAGCGAGAAATATTTTCAGGAATTATTTAGAGTATCTAAAACCCAAATAATCTTTGGGGCAAACCATTTTATTACTCGTATAAATAAAAATGCTTCATGTTGGATTGTATGGGATAAAGATAACGGATTGACGGATTTTGCTGATTGTGAGTTAGCATGGACAAGCTTCCCGTGTGCAGTAAGGAAATTCAAATTTAGATGGCATGGAATGCTTCAAGAAAATATGAGTAAAAAGGAAATAAGAATACACCCTACTCAAAAACCTGTTGAGTTATATGCCTATTTGCTAAAAACATTTGCAAAGAAAGGAGATAAGATATTAGACACGCATTTAGGCTCTGGAAGTAGCAGGATTGCAGCCTATAAGTTAGGGTTTGACTTTGTAGGATGTGAAATAGACACAGAATATTTTATTTCAGCGAATGAACGATTTGAAAGAGAATGTTTGGAAATGATTAAAACAAAGGATGGAGTATTAACACAACAAAAACTATTCTGAAATGGAACAAAAAGATAAAAAAATACTGATAAGTATAAACAACTCAAATAAAACTTATATAATATGAAAAAGACACTGCATAACTGGATTAATCAATCAGATAAAGATTTAGACGAATATCTATCGCCTGGCGATTATATTGATAAAGATTTATTCTATTATATATCTGAGATTATTCCGCCTGCATATTTATCAAAAAATTTACTTCAAGTCGTAGACCCTATCAAATGTGAAAATGGTGTATTATTTTACATGACAATAATAATAACTCCTGACAAGAAATATTTATACCTTGGAGTTTTGCCAGAGTTTAAACAAAATAACTTGTGAGACATAAAAAACTACTATAATGAACTTATTTGCTGAGGAAATAGAACAAATGGCAATCGAGCGAATACAGAAGTTCGCAAAAATAGCTGATAAGTTGGGATTAGATGTATGTCTTGGATTCAGTGGAGGGAAAGACAGTCAGGTATGCTATGACCTCTGCAAACGAAGCGGGATTGAATTCAAATCCTATTTCAATCACTCTTTTGAAAGCAATATCACTTTAAATTTTATCAAAGAAAATTATCCAGATGTGATAAGGCGTAGAGACTATAAATACGGATTTATTGAAAATATTTGGCGGAATCATGTGGGACTATTACCAACTGTTCAATGTGCATATTGTTGTAATGACTACAAACACAACAGAAAATATGTAGACAAATGCTCAATTGTCGGAGTTAGAAAATATGAAAGTTATAAAAGGAAAGAACGAACAGTATTTGAAATAAAGAACAAAACACTCCTAAAAAAGAATATGAACCTTATAGATAATTATTTCGAGGAACATTGCCAATCCGTAGGAACTGCAAGTATTATACAACTAAAACCGATAATTGACTGGACAGATAGCGACGTCTGGGATTACATACATAAATATAATCTTCCAATAAATCCAGAGTACAATACACAAAAAAGAGTCGGATGTATAGTATGTCCAAAAGCAAACCTAAATAGCAACTATATCGGACTAATGAGATACCCTAAACTTGTTGATTGTTTTATATATGCAAAAGAAAAAGCAAAACAGAATGGTACTAAAATAGACTGGATAATCACCTCTGATAATAAGGACTGTTCAAATGACAAAGTATATTATATATGTCGCTGGTTGAATCATTCTTTTATGCCGTTTACTGCAAAACAAGAAAAATTATACCTGAAATTCAGAGAAAAATACGATTTAATACACAATAAAAGCAATAACTTATGAAAATTAAAATCGATATAAAATCAGTTTTTGGTAATGTGCTATTTTCTCTCGAGAAAGAGAATAACACAATTAAAGATACATTAGCAGAAGCTTATTTGAAAGACGCGGATTTGGGAGACGCTAATTTGGAATACGCTAATTTGAAAGGCGTTAATTTGAGAGGCGTTAATTTGAGAGGCGCTGATTTGAGAAACGCTAATTTGGAAGGCGCTAATTTGAGAGACGCTAATTTGAGAGACGCTAATTTGAGAGGCGCTTATTTGAAAGACGCTAATTTGAAAGGCGTTAATTTGAGAGGCGCTAATTTGAGAGACGCTAATTTGAGAGGCGCTTATTTGAAAGACGCTAATTTGAAAGGCGTTAATTTGAGAGGCGCTGATTTGATAAACGCTAATTTGGAAGGCGTTAATTTGAGAGGCGCTAATTTGATAAACGCTAATTTGGAAGGCGCTGATTATTCAGAATATACATCTTTCTTGTCATATCAGTGCCCAACAGAAGGAAGTTTTATAGGGTGGAAAAAATGCGGGAGATATATTGTAAAACTAAAAATATGTGAAGACGCAGATAGAAGTTCATCAACGTCTCTAAAATGTAGATGCTCAAAAGCGGAGGTATTGGAAATACAAAATTTAGACGGGAGTAGAGCAGGTATAACCGAAATATGTTCCGATTATAATAAAGACTTTATATACAAAGTGGGTGAAACAGTTGAAGTAAAAGACTTTGATAAATGCCGATGGAATGAATGCTCAAATGGGATACATTTTTTTATAGATAGGAATGTGGCTGTAGCTTATATAAAATGACTATGAAGAATTTTTTAGGTGGAATTAAAAAAGCAGAATTAAAAATTATCGTTGCTGGGGAATCCGGCAATCCTGAAGAATTGATTAAGTCTGCAATATCTGTTACACAATTTTTAGAAGCAAAAGGATTTGATGCTGTAATAAAATTCTCTTATAAACAAACTGAAGACTGGATTAACGAACATAAATTGGGATATGTAAATATATTATAAAAAGACTTAAATAGAAGTGAAAAAGAAAGAAATTCCTAAATCGTGCGACTGTAGAAACTGCAAAAACGCAGGAGAAGTAAAAGACTTCATGGTGTTTTGCAGTGTCTTAAATATATATCGTTCTGTAGGAATTAGACCTTACTGTGCAAAATTTAAAAATAAATAGACATGGCAGAAATAGAAAATGTAGTCATAATAGATAGATTTGATTATGACGAACTGGTAGAAAAAGCAAGGATGACAGATGAAGAAATTAAAAAAGAAGCTGAACGCATTTTTATGCAAGAAAATGGAGTCCTTGTAAGAATTGAGTTTAACGAATATCCCAATTCAAAAAACTTCACAGCTCCTAATGGATGGACGAAAATTTTAGACTATACACAAAAAGATTAAGGGATAAAAATATTACTGAAAAGAATTGCATCGGACTAAGTAAACGGGTGATTAATTTAGAAGAAAGACTCAAACTTTTAAAAATTAAAAATACATACTTATTATCTTATGCTGTAATAATATCTATGATAACTATTTTCTTATTGATAAAATAACATGAGAACAATTAAATTTAGAGGGAAAGACGTAAATACTGGAGAATGGCTGTACTGGAAATTTGGAGATGGTAATGGGGATACATTCTATAACAAAGTAATACCAGAAACAGTATGTCAATTAGCGATACAGTACAAAGAATATGATATTTACGAACACGACTTGGTAAGATTAAGAGGGTTATTGGGTGAAGTAGTATTTGATAGTAAAAAAGGGTGTTTTTGCGTATTATATATTATAACACAAAAGCTAAGTATATTCTCTTTAGGCGAAGAATTGATATTAACTGATATTGAATTAGAAGGAAATATTTTTGACAACAAATAATTATTGTATGAAAAGGTATATTGAACTACATTATTATTTTAATGATTACAGATGTTCGGCAAAGGAACTTTGCTCTATGTTAATAGACGTAGATAGTATAAAACTTGTATCAAGTTATACCCGTTATGGAAATGGGAGTGTTGTAACGATGAATAATGGAGAGATGATAAATGTAGTAGAGACGATACAAGAAATTAAAAATTTGTTGAATACTAAACAAGAGTAAAATGGATGAATATAAATATTTAGTTGTAAGGTTCATTTACAATTATATCGAAGAAATAGTTTTCAGGTGTAATACAATTGAAGAAGCAAAAGAAAAATGTGATAATCTTAATATAAATAACAAGTATAAAAATATCGATTATCGTATACTCCCAAATTGTGGAAATAATACTTATAAATAATTTATTATGAAAGCAGATATAACACGATAGAGCAATTATGAAAAAGATACTCGGAGCGCACAACGCAAACACATATCTGGAACCACGCAAATGGTGGATGAAGCTGATTAACTTTACGTCAAAATGCCAGAAGTTGACAATATATGAACAGTTCAAACATGGAGTAAGATACTTTGACTTCAGAATAAGATATGACAAAAAATTTGGTATGTTTATAAATTGTCATGGATTGGTAGAATATTATGAATCGCTATGGATTACTGTTTATAATTTAACTTATCTTGCAGAAAAAATAGCACCAGAACCAATTTATATTAGGTTTGTGTATGATGATACATTTAATAATAATATAAATGATTACAATTTTACCGATTTATTTATAAAACAGATATTCCCTATTTTCCGTCTTGACAACAATGTCATTTGGCAACTTATAAAAAAATCTTCGTGGAAACGTATAGATTCAGACAATAGCCCTCAACCCACAATAGTGGATTGTTTCAAAAACTATAGAGGCTATAAGTGGATTCCTTTCCCGCAAAGGTATATATCTAAACATAAAGAACATTATCAAGAAATCATAGATAATACAAAGGTCGGAAATGATACAATATTTCTATGTGACAGAGTAGATTTATTCAAAATAAAATAATATGGCAACAAGTAAAAGAACATGGCAAAGATTCGAGGCAGCAGTAGCAGCCCTTTTTGGGACTAAAAGAGTCCCCCTTTCCGGTAGCAATTCAGGGCATAATACTCACTCCGATTCTATGCACCCTGATATTTACATAGAATGCAAACTACGTGAATCGTTTTCAATATGGAGATTATTCGATGATACTTCTAAAAAAGCTAAGAAAGAGGGGAAAATACCTCTTGTAGCTATAAAGGAAAAAAACAAAAAGGGATGTTTATTTATTATAAGTCCTGATAACTTAAAAGAGTTAGCGGATTTATACAACTCGGATAAACAAGAAAATGAACGAGAAATATACGTTGAATTATAAAATTTAATATATTTGTGTATGGAAATGATTGTTATTGAAATAGATTTGAGCCAAATCCCCTCGGATAAAATAAAAAATTTCCTGCGGAAAAATGGGAATGAAGCCAATGTTGTTAAGCTATGTGCATGTAAACGTAAACAGCCAGACCCTTACGGAAGTGACATTACAGTTTACATAAATCAAAATGCAGAAGAAAGATTGTCAAATCAACCTAAAATATTCTGCGGTAAAGGAGTTGAAATAAAAACAAATAAAACAGAGACACAACAAAACAATAATAGTCGAAATAATAATAATGATGATTGTCCTTTTTAAAATATAAAATCATGGAAACAGAGGAAATTTTAAATATTATACAAGCGTCATTAAAAATATGCGCTGAGAATATTAAAGCCCGTCACTGGACTATGGTAGGGCACGACTTTATGACTTATCATCCGTATTTTGACGAAATAAACGAAAAACTAATAGATTTTGTAGATGAAATTGCGGAAAGTACCGTAGTAACCGGAGGAATACCGCCCTATAATTTTGAACAATATTTAAAATTTTCCTTTATAGAGCCTATTAAATTTATTCCTTCTCTTGAAATGATGCTAAAGGATACTATATCAGAATTGCAAAAGATATATGATTATATAAATGATAACTTCAACCAATTTGACGATACAACGGCAGATTTAATGGTTAAAATAACAAGAAAAATAAGAGACAAATACCTATTCTTTTTAATACAATCTGACAAGCTTAGTTTTAGTTAAACATTATTATTCATTATTTTTAATACGTATTTATCCCGTTTGTTTGTGAAAATAGACGGGATTTTTTTATATTTGTACATATCATTAAGTACAGCATTTCGGAAAACAGAAGAATTGGCAAATGAGGCTCCCCAAATTGTGAAATTCGGGGAGTTTTTATATATTTGCATAGTGTTTAATATTCGTATGTATCTACAACGGTTTGTGAAAATAGTTGTCACCACTTAATTTTTTTCATATTAAATGATAATGTAGAAAAGGCTACAACGAAAGTTGCAGCCTTTTTTTAATAGCATGAGAATATTTCTATCCTCTATACTACCAACACACTAAAATGTTAGAAAATTCCATTGTGCACCAAACCCGAGATATGGAGAAAATTTATTACAAGAAATGGCGTAACCATATCCGGCCTGCAATCCTAAGCTGAAGTGGCTTTTCTTTTTTTTAATATGCGTTTCAGTTTTTGTTATGGTTAAATACTTGACTGGAGAATAAACCTCTATCTTTTTAGCCTCTACCTTATATCCGGTCATACATATTGAATATGTAGAATCTTCAAAACAGTATTCGGATATCGGTATTTCTACTTCTGCCGGCTTAGAAAGTTCAGGAACATACAACGTGTCCCTGATAGTCTCCTTTATTTTGATGTATTTTGGAATCAAAAGCGTGTCAATGATAGTATCTACCCTCGTTATCACGAAAGTGTCTGTATGAGCCTCTATTTGGGGTGTATTGGCATGTTTGCCTATGACATAGCCACAAGCAAAGGACAGAAAGAGCGAGAGAACCAATAACACCCCAAATTTTCTCATTTCTTAAAATATAATTCAGATTCTGCCTTCCTCCTCCTTACAAGTCCTGAAAGCACTTCTTTCCCCGCATATATCCATTTCTTGAACTCATTAGCGATAGTAGGGTCATTCGGATTTAATTTCACTTTACGCAAAAGTGTAGAATCCGAAAAGTTCTTCACCCCGACATTATAAGTAAAAGAGACTAATGCGTCAAACTGGTTTTGTGTCAATTCCACATCCATAGTTGAGCCGGATACTATATCTACAGCATTAGAAATATCATCTAAAAGAAATTCCGTTGCTTTAGCCTCTGTTATTACATCACCTTCTTTTACATTATATGTATGCCCGTACCCGATAGTCCATACTCCGGCTGGACACTTATATGCAACCAGTCTTAACCCCTCAAATTCCTTTATAAGGTTAAGCCCCTTTGCTCCTATTTGATTCAGATGCTTCATGTGTTTCAAATTCTTTAAAATATGGTATTTTCTTTACTATCTCAAAGCTTACTATATAATGTATAAAAGATATTGCCCTATTATTCGGAAGCAATGATTTTATGTTAGTCAGTATGTTCAATGAATAAAAATACGTGACGATTGCTACAATTGCCGATATGCACTGTAACGCCATTTCTTTGTTATGGAATTTATTACCTATAAAATAAACGCTCCCTACTAAAAGATAAAACACTAACATCTCACATAAGCAGAAGTAAAACTTTTTGCATTTAAACGTTTTCTGTTTTACAATGATATCTTCTATCAATCCTATTATAAAGTTTAGCAAGAATATATAAGCGATAATTATAACATAATCATATATAGGGGTTATGTAGCTTATTACTACAGCAAATAAACTCCCTAAAAATCCCTGAAATCCTCCCGCCTGATTCTCCATAATATCATACCATTTTAACTAATGCAATAATATCTATATCTAAAGTGAAATTAGATGCAGACTGTGGGTTAGAAATAAAGAAATATAATTGGCTATTATCATAACTCATTGTTATACTAAAATCACTCATATTTACTTCTTCACTGGTAACCTTTTTAGCATAAACTACATTTGTTAATCTATATCCACTATTAATATCTATATTTACTGATACACTGTTTTCTGCTGTTGATATATATTCTGTACCAGCCCATGCAGTATTAAAATCCTTTTCGACTGTTGCTTGTTTATTATTTATTTTAATTGTAATTCCTGAATAAGAAACTCCTAAAAAATAGGGAGTGACATTTAATTTATCTTCTGTTACTGATTCTGATTGTAGTGCGTCATTAGATATTGAGCCTAATCCAATGTTCCGTTCTGTTACTTGATAATCCCCTATTTTAGCCGAGGTGACGGCTCCGTCAGCTATCTTTTCGGAGGTGACGGCTCCGTCAGCTATCTTTTCGGAGGTGACGGCTCCGTCAGCAATCTTTAGGGTTCCTACAGCCCCATTTGCTAAGTCTGATAAACCTATACTTGATGGTAATACCAGATTCGCCCTCCAATCGTAGGTGTGGTAGAATGAATACCCGTCCATACCTACAGCCCATGTTAAGTCGATTGTAGCCACTTCGGATATTCCTGTAGGTTGAGTATTGCTAAATAATGCTCTTTTTATAGCTGTATATTCTTGCCCTGTTTCTGACGAACGTTGTTCTACATCGCTTAACCATACATATACAGTCGCTCTATTTTGTTCTGTAACAGTAAATGTTTTATTGCAGGTCGCAATTATTATAGTCCCTGTAGCTAATGACGGTAGAGATGAAGAGGTTTTAAATATAAGCTGGGTAGTCCCAGAAGTAAAAGTAGCCGAATCCATCTCATTAGACATACTAATATCAATGAATTTGTAATTACTTGCCCCTAAAAATATCCCTAATGCGCTTTGCCAGTTATCAAATGCGCTTACTAAGTCATTTATATAAACAAGATTGCCATCATCGTTTATATATGATAATATTGTGTCTTTGAGCATATTGTACTGATTTTAGTTTATATTTTATCCCCCATATTATTAATGAATCTACAGTTTGGGTAAATTCTGAAAATGTATCTTTATTTTCTTCTAAATAAGACGGGTAATTTATAATTACTCCTGTTGTCAAAGATGAAGTATATAAATATGACTTTCCCCCAGCCGTATAGTCTTTATCGCTCCAATATACTTTTTCGCCAGCTTCATAATCTGAAGGATATAGATATACTTTATTTGAAGTGATATTTATAGCCTCTATATGCCTCCCGTCAGGGTCGTATAGGTCATTAAGAATATCTATTACTTGTTGCTTCCCATATTGGCAGGCAGCGATTTTATATGCCCGTTGCCTTTTTGTATTATATTCGTTCCATAGTAAGATAAAAGGATATAACAAACATAACAACAGCTTATAGAAGTTGTTCAACCTGTATTCATTATTTACCATATAATTAGGTCTGTTTATCTGGTAAATAAGTTTAGGTATATTTATTTCTCTAAACGGGAACATAGCTAATATTTAAATCCTCCGCAAAATTAAAATATCCTGATACTAATTTTATCCTTCCATTTTCCGCATTATATGTCAGTGAACCATTTGTAGAAACAACGTCAGGGATATATGCTGCTTCAACTCCTGATACTTCTTGGAAGGATTTTTCTAAATCGTTTATGAACAATGGAGCGCCTAACACTATATTCTGTTGTATAGTCGTTTTCATGGATTCTATATCATTTTTCACCTGTGCAAGGGAATTGCCGGCACTGTAATACACTGTCATACCTTCAGGGAATGTTAATATATCCGGTTCTCGGCTCTGTATAAATAG